GTTAAAGCACTAACCCTACCCTCAGTGGTAGATAGTGGAACAACTTCAGACGCAGGACTTGGTGTAAGCCAAGACTACTTGGATCCATCGTATATAGCGGGGGACCTTGTTGGAACTAGTTGGACGTTTACATAAATAAAAACATAATAGATTTAGGAGATTAACATGTTTAAAGAAGACGTAAGTAAAGCTACAGGTAAGCTTACTATTGAAATTAAAAACGAAGCAGGTAAAGTAATCGATCACAGAGAAGTTAATAACTTAGTGGTTGATACTGGACTAGCATATATAGCGGGAAGAATGAAAGACGCAACAGCAACAGCAATGAGCCATATGGGCATTGGTACTGGTGCAGTAGCAGCAGCAGCTGGCGACACTACATTAGGAACAGAAGCAGCAAGAGTTGCATTAACATCAACAACAGTTACAGCTAACGCAGTTGCTTATGTTGCTAGTTTTGCAGCAGGCACAGGCACTGGCGCAGTTACAGAAGCAGGTATTTTGAATGCCTCTTCTAGTGGTGTGTTGTTATGTAGAACCGTTTTTTCCGTTGTTAACAAAGCAGTAACGGATTCAATGACAATTACTTGGACAGTAACAATATCTTAATAGGGATATAAATGGCACTTGTATTACGACGATTAGGTAGAGTAGAACTAGCACGTTCTTTTTATAGAGATATAAGAAACAACAATGACTATTTCCATTTTGCAGTAGGTAGGACAAATTCTTGGGACGATGAAACGTCACCTGAAACTCCTATTGATTCAGATAAATATATATCAACATATCGTCGTGGTATGATGTTCACCCAAAGAATTGACTCAGCAGACGTTTGCCTATTGGCAAAACGATATGACTGGACTTCAGGCACGGTATATGATGAGTATGATGATAATTATACTTCTTCATCTCAATCATATACCGGGGCCTCTAGTTTAGCAGATGCAAAATTTTTCATTATGACAGATGAATATAAAGTTTATAAATGTATTAGTAACAACAGTAATGGTCCTTCAACGGTAAAACCATCTAGTACTGGTACATCGGTATTTGAACTCGCAGATAATTATAACTGGAAATTTATGTTTCAGATATCTGCTTCAGATCAAACAAAGTTTTTAGACGCAGACTACATACCTGTTAGAAAATTAACAGGCAGTCCAACCCATGATGTTAACGGGGAAATAGATAGCATCTCAATTACAGCCGGCGGCTCGGGTTATACAAGCTCGCCAACAGTAGTTGTATCAGGAGATGGTGATGGTACTTTCTCAGGCACAGCAACGCTAACAGGCGGCGCCATTACAGGAGTTACAGTAAACTCTTCAGGTAGTGGTTATAGTTTTGCCTTTGTAGCATTTACAGGTGGCGGTGGCGCCGGCGGAACAGGCACAGTTAACTTAGGAGATGCAGACGCACTTCCAGCACTACAGAGTGCAGTCGAGGGTGCTTCAGTTAAAGGCACATTAGATAGAGTTGTAATTACAGCACCTGGTAAAGATTACGCAGCTAACGATGTTCAAATTAGCGTGTCAGGAGATGGCACCGGCGCAGAGTGTTCATCATATGTTAACGCAGCAACAGGAGCACTTACAGGTATTAGAGTTACTAATCCTGGTTCGGGATACTCATACGCTACGATAACTATTACAAACACAGCACCAGATTCACCTGGACAACTTGGAGCTGCAAGAGCTATAGTATCACCTCAAGGTGGACATGGTTCTAATCCAGTAAGAGAATTATTTGCTAGTAGTATAGGTATTACAGTATCTTTTGATGACAATACAAACAACGATTTAGTTTTAGGTAATGACTTCAGACAAATAGCATTAATTAAGAATATGAAAACTCCAGCAGGAGTTACATATATAACAAACACAGCAACAACATGCCATATTATTGGAGTACCTAGTGCTTCAAGTTATGCAATAGATGATTTGTTGACTAGTGATGATGGCGGTAATTTCCAAGTCATTCAAATAGTAGGAACAAACATATATTTAACCTCCACAAACCCCGTAATAACAGTCAATTCAGTATTAACAAATACTACACAGAACTTGGCTGATCTGAGTATAAATACATTAACAGCACCGGAAGTAGATAATGCAACCGGCGAAGTAATATACTTAGACAACAGATCACCAATTTTAAGATCTGCGGAACAAGTGGAACAAATAAAGGCACTGATTAGGTTTTAACACATGGCACTCAATTTAAACGCATCACCATACTACGACGATTTTAGTCAAGATAAAAAGTTTCATAGGATTCTTTTTAAACCCGGCGTCGCTGTACAGGCAAGGGAACTAACACAACTACAAACTATTCTACAGGATCAATTCTCTAAGGGATTTGGTTTCTTGTTACAAGAGGGAGCAGTTGTAACAGGTTGTGCTGAGACAGTACAAAGAGTATCATATATTAAAATACAAGATACCGACGCAGCCTCAGCTGCAATTACTGACACAGCTTTAAAAGGTTATGTTGGTATGGATGTCCAGGGTGGAACGACAGGCTTGCGAGCTACGATAACAGCAGTTGAAACAGGAACTGTTGCTGGCGCACCTAACATGAAAACTTTGTATTTAGTATATAATACAAGCAGTACAACATCTACTAAGACTACTTTTCAGGCAAGTGAAACACTAACACTCATTCCATCAGACGGAACAACTACAGGATATGGTTACGCTTTATACAACGGCGATACGCTAGTTGTAAATTCAGCTACAGGCTATTCAGGACAAACAAGTAGAGTTATACTTGAACCCGGTGTTATATACGCACGTGGCGCATTTATTAAAACAAATAAAATTAGTTGTTTAGTCGACAAATACTACGGAATGAAATCCAAAAATGTTGGCTTCCTAATAGGCGAGGCAGTAAAACAATCATCAACAGATAATAGCTTATTAGATCCGGCACAGGGATCGTTTAACTTTAATGCTCCTGGAGCAGATCGTTTAGAGTATACAGTTACTCTAGCATCATATAATGATACAGCTACAAAACCAGAAAACTTTTACACATATGTTAATTGGACTGGCGGAGAAATTCAAAGGATTAATCTTAAAGACAATCCACTATCAGGCGTAGGTAAAATCCTAGCTGGAAGGACTTATGACGAATCAGGCAACTACTTAGTTAAGGGTAATACTGTTTCAATAAGAGAGCATCTTAATAACGGTACAAATGGCGGCCTATATACAGCTGCTAATAACGGAACAAACAAAGCACTTGTTATTGGAATAGATCCAGGTATTTCATATGTTGGTGGTTTTAAAAGAGAACTATCAAGCACAAAAAGAATTCCAATATACAAATCATTAGCATTTGAGACTGAAGAATCAAGAACATTGTCTACTGCTTATGGTAATTATATAAGCGTAAATCATACACACGGTGTATTTGATGTAGATGGTGGAACAGTTGTAGACTTATACAATGCAGTACAAGACGGCGCTGCTTCAGCAGCAGGAACAAAAGTTGGTACAGCAAAAGCAAGACACATATGTTGGACTAGCGGAACAGCCGGAGCAACATCAGCAGTATATAGAATTTACTTATATGATGTTAAAATGTCTTCAGGTGATTTTACAGCAGTCAGAGGCCTTAGATCAGAAACAGCAAACCCAGGTATAGCAAATGCTGTATTAGTAAGTAGTAAAGCTGTACTAAGCGAAACAAAAGTAAACAAATTAGTTTACAAACTTCCATATAAAAATATTAAAACATTAGAAGCCGATGCTGGCTCATTAGACTACACATACACATACATGAAAGAGTATGATGTAACACTAGATACATCTGGTGGTAACGTTACAATAACAACTTCCGGAAGTGAGACATTCCCATACTCTGGGACATTAACAGATTCTCAAATTGTTAGCAACTTTATTGTTGTTAGTAAAGACGGATTCGTACAAAATGTAGCAACAATCGCGGCCGGCGATTATATAGACTTAACATCAACAAATACAAATGCTTCGGTTACTGTTAACAGTTCAACATCTATAACAATAGATCTAGGCGGAGCAATTACAGTAGGAGCGGGTTCGGCAGATGTAAGAGTATATGTTAATACTCAAATAGCAAACGCACAACCAATTGCTAAAGCTTTACAAGTAGACAAATACATTAAACTTGATACTGGTACACATGTAAATTCAACATCAGGTGAATATAACCTAGGTGTTTGTGATGGATATAAAATATCATCTATTACAATTGGTAGCAATTCAGACTATGTAACAGGACAAGTAGATGTAACAGATCAGTTTAGATTTATAACAGGTCAACAAGACAACTACTTTGGCCAAGCTAAACTATTTAAACATTCAACAAGTACTATTAATTTATCAACAAACAGATATATCGTTGTTAAGATGTCGTTCTTTACGGACACAGTTTCAACAGCAACGTTCTCAAGTGTAGATAGTTACCCTGTAGATGATACTGCAACACCAGCATCCGGCACAATCAGAACAGAGGACATTCCACTTTATAGATCAAATAAATATGGCGATATAGATCTTAGAGATTCAATCGACTTTAGACCTAAAACAATTAATACAGCAGCAACCTCAGCAACGTTAGCTGGTGCTACTGTTAACCCTGATGCATCTGAAACAATTAACAGACCCGGTTCAGGATTAACAAATCCAGTACCTACAGGCACATTTACAACAGACTTACAATACTACATTGGAAAACATATTAGAGTAGTATTAGACTTTGACGGCAATTTCAGAATAGTAGAAGGGGCAAATTCAAATACGCCTAAGTTACCACCTGAACCTGCTCAATCAATGACTTTGGCAAATATTAAATTGCCACCATATCCATGTGTTTCACCTCAATTAGCCAAGACAGTAAACAGGCCTGATTATGGTGTAGTAGTAAAACAAGCAGCTAATAAAAGATTCACAATGCAAGACATTGGTGGATTAGAATCTAGGATTAAAAACTTAGAGTATTATGCATCTTTAAACTTATTAGAGACATATGCTAAAGATCAAACAATTATTAATGCTAGTGGAACAGATAGATTTAAAAATGGCATATTAGTGGATCCTTTCACAGGCCACAACGTAGGGGCAGTATTAGATCCTGATTACCACATAGCAGTTGATGGTAAAGCCAAACATGCGAGGCCGTTCTTTGTTACAGAAAACATTGAGACTCTTGTACATTCAGGTATCACTAATCCCACTAGTAACACAGTATCAACTCTAGTTAGAACTGGTAGTTCATTATCACTCCCGTATTCTCAAAGAACTTATATAGAACAAAACAAAGCAAGTCAATTTGAGAACTTAGCTAAAGAGTTACAATTTAACTATTTCGGAGATATAACACTCAATCCTAACGTAGATAACTATGTAGACACAGCTATTAGGCCAGCAGTCAATGTAAACTTTGATGGTAACTACGATGCTTGGGAAAACATGGCAGACGCTTGGGGCACACAATGGGGCGATTGGGAAGACACCGGTGTAGCAAATGTTACATCAACAACCCAGGCCTTAGATACATTTTCAACAGGCGGGGGAGACGGAAGTTCTTCACTATTTACCACCACTACAACACAACAAACCCAAGTTAGACAGGGTATTGCATTAGACATTTCGGCATCAACTGAGACACAAAACCTAGGAGAGAAGGTAGTTGATACAGCCATTGCACCATTTATGCGTTCAAGATTGGTTGTAGTTCAAGCAAGAAGATTGAAACCTAATACTAGAGTTTATCCATTCTTCGATGGTGAAAGTGTAACGACAAATTGTACACTATCAACTGGCAACCAAGTGCTTATGACAGACGCAGCTGGAGTTGTAGCAGTTAACTTCCTAATACCTCAAGGGGTATTTAGAACAGGTGCTAGAGTATTTAAACTAACAGACAGTCCCACAAATAACGATAAGATTTCGGTAACATCAGCAACAGCAATATATGAGTCATCAGGACTAACACAGACAAAGCAAGACACTATTGTTGCAATGAAAACTGCTAACGTTAATACATCTCAATTTTCAGATGATAGAGTAACAACAGATGTGTCTTTAGGTGTTTCTATTGGAGCAGGGTCACCCCTCCCACCAGCACCGGCACCGGTTATTATAAACAACCCACCTATTGTTACTATAATAGACAACACAGTAACAGAGACGGTATTTGTTGAAGTACCGGCGCCAGTAACACCTGTACCAGCACCGGTAGTAACGTTTACTAATGTAGCTTCATTTACTGAAGTTGTAACCTTTACACAGATTATAACGCCAGTAACATTCACGGCGCCACCTATAACATTCACAGCTCCTCCCGAGCCACCAGTTACATTTACGCCTGCAATATTCGGCTGGCCAATTATAGATTGGCCAATATTCATTCCAATTCCAGATCCAATTCCAGATCCAGAACCTGTTATTGACGACTTCCAATTCGATTTTGGAGAGGACTTTGATTGGGGCTTCGACTTCTGGGGATTTAATATGGGAGGCGATCCGTTAGCACAAACATTTTCAGTAGGCGGAATGGCCGGAGGATTGTTTGTAACTGAAATTGATTTGTTCTTCAAGGGAAGACCTACATCAGGAACTGATGGAGTAACAGTAGAATTAAGAGAAGTAATTAATGGAGTCCCTGGACCTAAAGTAGTTCCAAACGGATCTAGATATTTAGAAAGAACATCGATTAATATTTCATCTGAAACAGATGGTGTTACAACATTTACACCAACAACATTTAAATTCCGAGACATGGTGTATTTACAAAACGATACAGAGTACTGTTTTGTTCCAAAACCAGAGAACGATAATCTAGATTACACATTGTGGATCTCAGAGTTGGGTGAAAACCAATACGGAACATCAGAAAGAATAACTAAACAACCACACGCTGGTATGATGTTTAGCTCGGCTAATGATAGAACATGGAGTCCTGAGCAATCAAAAGACATGATGTTTAATCTTAAGGTTGCAGACTTTAAAACAGATACTAAAGTAACAGGGTATGTGAGAAATGCCAAAGTTGATTGGATTACACCTGAAGTTGGAACATATGTTCCTACATCAATGGTTCAACTAACACCAGGCGATATGGTTGTTGGCTTTACTCCAGCAATTACAAACGCAGGCACAGGTTATAGCGGACTTACACCTACTGTTACAGTAACAAACACAGGCACAAACGGAACAGGATTAGCAATGACAGCAACTGTTACAGGAGATGTTATAACAGCATTAACAGTAACTAATCCAGGATCAGGTTATTTAAGTGCACCTACTATAACAATTTCAGCAGGTTCAGCTACACAAGCAACAGGAACTGTATCTCTTAACCAAGGTGTTGTACAAGGCTGGAATAGCCTACATAAGTATGCCGAGGTTAGTTGGAGATCAGGACAGTTTACAACAGGTATGAAGATAGGCTCAGCTAGAGGATATACTTCAATCGAAAAATTCACAGACAAGGTAGTTAATGACATTGCGCTAAACGCATCACTATTAATGCCAGGCGCAGAAACACAATGTATTGCATCCATAGCCCTAACAAAAACAGGTGCTGTTAGTAACGCAGAACAAGCTCCAGTGTATGAACCGTTAACATTTAACAGTACACTTAATCTATTAAATGAAAAAACTATTTACAGTTATTCAAACGAAGTAACAACATACGCATCTAAAGCTTCAGCAATGTTGAAGTTAATAATGAGTACACCTCAAAGAAACATCTCACCAATGATTCCTTTGGATATGTTAAACATGCTACTAGTAGCAAATGATGTTAACAATGTATCAACAGGTGAAGACGGCAGGACCGGTGGTAGTGCTAAATCCAAGTACATTTCAAGACGTGTAATACTAGAAGACGGAATGGACGCAGAAGATCTTAATGTATATATTGATGCCTCAATTCCAAGTGAAGGAAGCATTAAAGTATATGGTAAGTTAATGAACTCAGCAGATGAGGGAGACTTCCAGGAAGATTTAAGTTGGTTAGAACTATCATCAACTACAGCACCATACGAAAGAACAGATGGTTTTGCAGAATATTTGTACACTTTACCAATCAAAAGCTCCGGTACATATGGTTTAAATAGTGGAGAATTTGAATACGACTTAGAAACTGTTTCAGCAATAACAGTTACAGCAGCAGGCTCTGGTTACTCCTCGGTACCAACTGTTTCTATAACTGGCGGCAATGGTTTTGGAGCGACGGCAAAGGCAAATTTAAACGGCGGTACAACAGTTAGTTCAATTACTATTACAAACCCTGGAAGAGGTTATACAAGTACACCTACTATAACAATTACAGGCGGTGGTGGTAGTGGAGCGACGGCAACAGGAGCAACTGCTACTGTTACACACTCAGGCTTTAAAACCTTTGCAGTTAAAATTGTACCATTATCATCCAATACAGCACAAGTACCTAAGTTTAAAGACTTAAGGGCTATAGCTCTTCAGGCATAATACACATGATAAAAGAACAACCTAAGAAAGACGTTATAAATATTAGCGGAGAAAGAGATCTCGTAAGGGATAAGGAATCAAAGGCTATACTTAGTAGAAATTATACAGGCTTGGAGGCATACAAGATGCAAAGAAGTCGAAATAATAAAATTCTAGAGTATGAGAATGATATAAATACTTTAAAGAAAGAAATAACTGAAATAAGGCAAATGCTTAATATTCTAGTTAATAAAACAAATAGGCAGGAAACATAAATGGCAACTATAACATTAAGAGCAGCAAAGGGTAGTCCACTTACCAACAACGAAGTAGACGGTAACTTTACAAATCTTAATACCGATAAATACGAGTCAGGCTCTAACATAGCAGCAGGAACGTTAGCCGCTACTGGCGCCTTTACTGGCACTACAGCAGCACTGTCTTCGAATATTTCGGTAGCGGGTTCAAGTACTCTAAGTACTTCTGCCACTGTTTCAGCAGCTGGAACAGATCAGGCAGCAGCCACAGGCCTTACATCAACATACAATATTGTAACCACTGCAACAGCAAATCAAGGTGTTAAACTACCTGATACAGCAGCAGGGTTAGAAATAACAATACTTAATGACTCAGCAAACACTATTAAGATATACCCAACAACTGGCGAATCTATTGACGCAGGAGCAACAAACGCTTCCGTTGATTTAGCATCAGGCCACTCATTAAAACTAGTCGGTGTGGCTGCTACCAAATGGAATAGATTAGTTCCAGTGGTAGTATATGACGCATCAGGCACCAGAGTAAACTAAGGAAACAACAATGATCCCATTAAAAGTCAAAGCATCTTCATATCCAGTTAGTAGTTCAAACTTCCAGGGTCTGCAAGAAATGTCAGATAATGAAATAGAACAATATTTCTCAGCAATTCTGACAAAGGACTTTGCTGATAATAGTAATGGAACAGGTACAGGGGAACTTAATGTAACAACAGACGGCTCAGGCTCCGGTACAACCATTGGTTCAATTACAGATACTAAAAGAGATGACGCAGTTGGAACACATCCAACAGACGGTGCATCTTCTACTGTAACTACTTACACAGCTAAACAAGTTAGTGCAACAGCATCAGAGAGTGTTACCAACAGGCCTATAGGTTACTTAACATCAGGTACAACGGGATTAAACGAGTTTACAGACGGACAACTAGATACAGATATTATAGACAAAACTGTAGCTTCAATGGTTTCAGGTAGTGACTATACAGTTGGACAGTATTCATTAAATTCATCTACACCATCAGGTGGTACGTGGACATCTAGATATCAATTAGACGATACTCAGGTAGACGGCACAACAGCAACAATGTATATTTGGCAGAAAACAGCAGCTACAACAGCAGCAGTTTCAAATTTCAAACCAGTTAAAGTAGAAGGTTCAAACGGAATTAAAGAAATGTCCGTTGCCGAAATGGAACAACTAGTTCCAAATTTTAGAAACAGAATAATGGATGGACAAGGTAAAGGGACTTACACTTTACAATCATCTGCTCCTGGCTCAGGCACATGGGTACAGATGGGAGACGCAGGTGGTTTCACAGATACATCTAAAAACGTAACATCACAAAATTACACAGGTAGTTATTCAGGTACATATACCGGTAACTATACTGGAGCATACGCAGGCACATACTCAGGTAGCTATGCAGGAGCATATACAGGTGCTAAGAGTTATTCAGGAGCATACGCAGGCAGCTATACTGGTAACTATACTGGAGCATATGTAGGAACCTCAGCATACGCAGGAGCTTACGCGGGAGCTTACGCAGGCTCTTATGCTCATGATTACTCAGGTTATGCAGGTACTTCTTACACAGGTTATTACACAGGTTATTACACAGGGTATTACACAGGTGCTAAGAGTTATTCCGGAACATACGCAGGAGCTTACTCAGGTTCATATACTGGAGCATATGTAGGAACATCTGCTTATGCAGGTACATACGCCGGAACATATACAGGTTACTATTCAGGTACATACGCAGGTAACTATACTGGAGCATACGCAGGCACATACGCAGGCGATACAATACAAAGCTCTAGTTCAACGGTAGGAACGGTAAGGCTGTGGTTGAGAACTGCTTAACTAGCAGTATAAATAAGTTTACATTATGGAGATATTATGGCAAAGCCGAAGAAGAGCATTCCTTTAGAAGCTAAGGTTATTAAGACCGACAAGAAGTTTATTGAGTCTGAACCCGAAGCACCAAAAGAACGTAAATACAAATTTATAGATCCTTACTGGTCTAGTAAGGAACACAAACATCTCATCGTTACTATTGAGTATCCAGACGGTAGAAAAGCTACCGCATCAATACAAGATAAAGATGGAACAAACCCAGACTACTCAGCAGTACTAGAAGAATATGGCGAAGACGTCATTGATGCTAATACAGCAGAAGGTGTCAGGCGTAGAGATGAACACATCAAGAAACGCTTACAAAGACGCGAAGCTGAAATTGTAAGGGCCAAACAAGAACAACTATTCAATGTAAAGCTTGAAGCATTTGAAATACCAATGCTTAAAAGCTCTAAAAACAATACCCTCAAGAAACTAGTTCGTAAAGCTAAAACGCCTTTAGAAGTGCAAGCGTTAACTAGCATACTACTAGCCGAAGAACTTAAGCTGATAGGAGTTATTGGTGAAGATGCTAAGAAAGCCTGAGGACTTCCCTGATAATGGATTTATTATAGTAGCATCTAAGTCTATTAGATTTTATAAAGCAGCTATTGAATGTGCAGAGTCAGTTAAATTGTTTTGGCCTGAAGCACACATTACAGTCTATACAGATGATGAATCTTGGATACAACCAAGCGATTGGAACCACGCAGACTATATTGTACATTGGGAAGTTCCTAAACATATAAGAGCTAAACTATGGGCGTTAGGACAAACACCATACAAGGGTAAGACTTGTTACTTGGATGCCGATATGGTATGTCAGGATGAGGCAGTTGCAGATGTGTTTGATCAACTCCCAGATGATTTAGATTTGTTGTTCACAAAGATTAGACCATACAACGCAGCGCTAACGAAACTCTCTAATACGGAAGAGATGACAATGCACTGTGGCATGTTTATATACAGAAATAATCCAAAGACAATTAGACTAATGGATTCTTGGTGGGGAGAGTATGTTAAACAGCAGGACGAGACAATTCCAATTGGAGACTATCCTAAGGCAGCTCGTAAGTGGGACACCTTCACCATGTGGAAGCTTTTAACTTATAGCGATCATGGTGTGAGATGGGGAGAAGACTTACATGTTAAATGGAACTTTATCAACGGACACAACCCGGAAGAGTTAGAAGACGAAGATATAGTTTTCTATCACTACACTATACCTCAACATGAAGTAACTGCTGGGAATAGAAAGGGTCGTCTATGATTGGACAGACACTTGATAATGAACGATTCTTTGTAGAGTATTCTAATGGTGAGAGTGCTTTCACCATGTATTGGAATATTAATGATAAGCATATATCTCAGTTTTGGAAGAAAACACTTATATCCAACTATATAGGTATAGATAATCAAACATCATACGCACTTCTAGATAAACGTTTTATGAATAAAGGCTTTCCTAAAACAAAAGATCAGCCATGGAGTCGTAACGTACAACAGATATGTGATGAACTTAATGATGCTATTGAAGTTATTAATACCCGACTAACAGACTTTCCTACTATAACACAACACTTTACACCTGAGCGTTGTTGGACTCCCGATTTATTTCGTGATGATTTTAATCAACTACATCATCACTTCGAGGTACTTATAGGACAAACATGGAGTGTAAGTAAGTGGTATGAGATTATGGATAACCATACTCGTTGGGCTACACATTGCCTTAATAATGCCTGCCATGAAATAGAAAGTTATGTACACGCCATATCACCTGGGCATGGAGATTTTGAATCATATGGTTGGACAGGAATAAGCTACAACAGTTTCTGTTGGGATGGAGTTAAACGCAAGGAGAGAATAAAATATTATTATGAAGACAAACATAGTAATGACTGGGGAAAGTCAGGAATACTATGGGGCGCACTCGTTCCATACTATGCACAAACAGGAAAAACACTTAGAGAGGTGTTTGACGATGGAGACGAATACATAGATGATGGTAATATATCACAACATTGTATTATGTCAGGTGAAGTACAAATATGTCTTACAGGTCCTGGCAATGAATTAGATTTATATAGGATGGATGAAGAATCAGGTTTTGCTAAGTGGCTAGAAGATAAAGGTTATGATTACAATGATCCTAAAACAGGTGTAGGAGATGCAGTCATGGGTATGCCAGCTTTTGAATTGTTTCCAGACGACTCTTGGCAATCATTAGATATAATAATTAAAGAGTGTGATAACATAACAGCAGTAGGCTTTGTTGATAGCGATCTTAATATAATAGAGAACAAATCTACACGATATGATTACACATGGCAAGAACAATATACGGCAGAAAAATTAATGTTTAGTAAAGATCACAATTCAAGGAGTGCACCACTATGATATTTACCGATATAAGTGATGAACTCTTAGATATTCTTACGCCCTACAGCGATTGGTTTTTTAGTCAAGACTTGGAACCATTGAATAAGTTATCAGACGAAAACGAAAAGAACGACACTAAAGTTGATATGGAGTATTGTTGTGGACCTGAGTATTTAGCTAAGATATTACAAAAGGATGGCGCACATGTAGGATATCCCGAAATCTCTAGAAGCTTTGATCTAATGGGACTAAAACACCTATGCCCTGACAACTTTAGAGTTAAACACGAACAAATGTCATCTACACTATTGGAGTTTCTAGGAGCTAGAAATGAGGCAGTTCATGTATACTATCCAGTTGATGGTTATATGGGGTGGCACAATAACTGGAACGCCTCTGGTTATAATATCCTTCTATCATATACAGAGAAGGGAGGCGGCTTCTTTAAGTACAGGGACGCCAAAACACATGAGATAGTCACTATGGATGATCCTGGTGGTTGGTCTTGTAAGGTAGGATACTACGGCAAGGGCAGAGAACCCGAGAAAGTGTACTATCATTGTGCTGGAACACACGAACCACGCATCACATTAGCCTATGTTATCCCTCAAATCGACATGTGGCGCAACATGATTGAGGATATCTCGGGCGAATCCGCAGATCATCTCTCCTAAGTTACTGATTTAACACCTAAAAAGAGTTGAAATCTTTTCATAAAGTGCTTGACTTTTGGTCCTATGCTTGCTATACTAACGGTATAATGAAGAAACAAACAATAAAAGGTGAGAATATGAGAGTAAGTAATTGGGCGAATGTAGGGCAAACTATAACATGGACATCAGGAGCTGGTGTTTTAACAGGTGAAGTGTTACAAATAGATGCTGGGAAAGCAACCGCTCACCCTACTATTAAGGCAGATTACTACTTGATTGGTTATGCTAAATGGCCGTCAGGTGGATGGAAAACTGCTTACCTAAACAGTAACGCAATGAACCAATTAAAGGTAGAAGTTACTTCAACTCAATTGGAACTCTTTTAAAATAATGCTTGACTTATGGTCCCTAGGGTGCTATAATAACGGTATAAAATGAAGAAACAAACAAAAATAGTGAGGACTAAATAATGAATATTCAAACTTTAAAAATAGAAATGTCAACAATGAATCAAGATGAATTGACTCAGATTGTGAACTTTGCAAATCAGTTGAAAAGCGGCTCAACGACATGGAACAAGTGTCATCAATTTTCAGTTGGACAGAAAGTAAATGTAGTTCAAAAGACTAAATCTACTTCTGCGGTGATTGTTAAGATGAACCCTAAGAAATGTGTTGTTGAAATGAACTGGCAAGGAAGAGGACTTTCAAAAGTCAATGTTCCTTACTCAATGTTAGAGGTGGCTTAATGTTAGAACTAATCGGATTGTTAGCAATAGGCTTTTTGGCATTTAAATTTTTACCAGGAATGTTAATGTTTTTAGTTAAATTACTTGCAGCAGGAATCCTAGTACTACTAGCCCTAGCTGTTTGGCAGACAGTATTTTCAAATGGAGTCTACATACTATGATATTTCCTTTAAACAAACTATACAAAAGAGACACGAACGGAAACATTCGTGAACTAACAGTCGAATATTCTAATGGTGTGATGAATGCTACTAGAACTATTGCAGGCATTAAAGACGGCAAACTAGTTACTAGTGGTTGGAAAGATGCTTACGGCAAGAACGAAGGTAAAGCAAATGCTACTACAGATGCTGAACAAGCACAAAAAGAAGCTCAAGCAATGTGGGATAAGAAAGTAGAAAAAGAATACTTTGAAGACATCTCACTTGTTGATTCTTACGATAAGTTTAAACCCCAACTAGCACATGACTACACTAAAAGACCTCAGTCTAATGGTTTCAGTCAACCTAAGTTAGATGGTATTAGATGTATTGCAAGAAAAGACGGCCTTTATACAAGAGCAGGAAAAGAGATTACAACTTGTAATCACATATACAATGATCTAAAAGCTTTCTTTGAAGAGTGGCCTGATGTTATATTAGATGGTGAACTTTATAATCACGCACTAAAATCAGACTTCAACAAGATTACAAGTCTAGTTCGTAAAATAAAACCTTCACAGGAAGAACAAGAAATGGCAGAAAAACTTGTTCAGTATCATGTATATGATATGGTAGATTTAGACAACGAATCATTTTCAGATAGAGATGCCTTTCTTAATGAAGACTTTATGGCTTGGCGTAGCAGTGATTGTATTAAATTAGTTACAACAACATGGTGTGATAGCCAAGACGAACTAGATACTTTATATTCAGAATACACAGAGCAAGGATACGAAGGACAAATGGTTCGTAACGACACACCTTATGAGAATAAAAGAAGTAAGAATCTACTTAAACGAAAAGAGTTTGTTACCGAAGAGTTTAATGTTGTTAAAGTACTAGAGGGTTCAGGTAACTGGGCGGGATATGCCAAACACTTTGAACTAGAGTTAGGCGATGGTAGAACTTTCGGTAGTGGAGTTAGAGGACAACAGGCTGTATTAAAAGCATTACTTGAACAGGAAGTAAAACCTACTTGGGTTACTGTTAGATATTTTGAGAAGACACCAGATGGTGTTCCACGTTTCCCAGTAGTAATTGACTGGGGTATAGGAGATAGAAATGATTGAGATATTACAAGAAGTAACTGACTGGGATGGCGTGAATATAACAAATGGAATATATCACGTTAACAAAAAGACTGGACACTTGGTTCAATACAATGACAAAGTCTTTAAGAGTCCTTTAAAACAGTTTAGTAAATCTAGACGTAAGTTTAAAAAGATCGGCGAACGAGACTAATCAAACACATCGTACTTGGAGAACCTTAGCCTCACTAGGGTTTTCCTCACGATGGCTACTCCAGTTAAAGATATAAAGTTAATTAACGCAGCCATAAATGCTGTGGTTTCAGCGTACTCTATACAAACTTTTATTATGAATACACTTAAAGGGAACATTATTATTGCTCCTATAAAAGTATCGAAGGATGCTTCTTTTAAAGCTGCGTTCAGTTTTTTATTTTGTGCCAATTGCCATAAACCTATCGAAGTATACTTTACCATTCCAATCATAGTAAAATTGTTTTGTTTTACCTGAGTACATGGTATCTTTAAGACCCACGTTCTCAATAAGAGCCTTCTCACTATCCACACAGTTGATACCATACATCTCTTCAATAACATTAGATGATTGACAAGCAAATACTGCATGTTTGTTTGCTGTTTTTAAATCCTGTAATGGAAACATCTGTTCTGCTCCCATTGTAATTACAATATCAACATTCAATTGATTAAGTTCATCAAAAGCGAAGGGAACATCTAAGTTCCAATGATTTAATTTTATGTATTCTTCAGTGCTATAATGCTTGTTAAAGACCTTAGAGAGCTCTAAAGCTTCTTTATCGATGTCAACTAGGTGCATTTCTCCTACGGACAAGTTCTCACACAGCAGTGGAACTAAAGGAACTCCTAACCAGCTATTTAATATAAGAATATTAAACTGCTCGTCTTTCATGTAATTGTCTAGGCTTTTCTTTAGCTCTTCAACTAACCAAATAGCCCCTTCCATAGTATTCGGATTAAGCGCCTGCCTAAAGTCATCGTGCTTGTGTTTCATTTCATGCTCGACTTTGGCTAAACCCTCTCCCCAATATTGCATACTGTTTAAAAAATTAAAATTTAACATCTTCTTTTCTTCCCATTGAATCAAATAAACAAACATATGGTATCTGTCTGTACACTTGTTTTTCTACATCATGCGGATATATGTACCCGTGATTGTAACTATAAAACCACCCTATTGGAAAATATTTAATTCTTGCTACACCCTTGTGCATGAAGAAGTTATCTATCCCCCTATAGTACCATAGGACCTTTTCCAAATGTGCTTTAAAATATAACGATATATTTTCTGTATCCAGGTTATCGTTCCATCTTAATACACTACTATTTAAATCTGTGAATCTATGAGGAACATGCTCTGTGTTCTTTGCCATAGTTTCTAAATCATGCCAATGTGTTTGGCCAAAAGCTAAGCAATCCTCAGGATCGAAATTAGCTATATCATCTATGTCTTTTTGTATGATAACATCTAAGTCAAAGAAAAGATTCTCACCCTTCTGTCTTACAACGTTGCTATCAAACAAGTACATCTTATTCCACCATTTTTCTAACTTGTTATCTTTAGGAAGAGGAATGACTACTATGTCTTCATCTAATCCTTTAGGACTTTCAGTTAAACAATGAAACGTAAACTTGTAAGACAAATTCTGCTTACAGGATTCTAATATCTTGTTAACATGCGCGGAGCCGTATTTGGTACCATGTTTAACCGTATAGATATTTAAATACTCTATGTGCATTATACCCAATGCCTCAATAACGCAGGGTCTGCTAACTCATCTTGTTTTGTGTGTCCTCTACTAGCATCCTCAAACGGTAGTAGATCAATATTAAATACACATACAATTGGAGTCTCTCTGTAAATGTCAACTTCTAAATCGTCATCGTCCCAACTACGGCCTCGGTTATACGAGTAAGCATAGTCTGCCGGGAAGTGATCCCATAGTTTCTTACCCCAGTCTCCCCATCTCCAAGAGTGATAATTGTCTGTACCGTCTGTATATGTAAACCATATCTGTTCCTGGTGTTTTAATACATCGTCCCATATACATTCTGCCTGATCGTCGCTCCATACTTGACAACTGCCATTTGTGTATGCACCATGTGCCAATTTAAATCTACGAGTCTTCATTGGACGAGGATCTTGCCACCAAGATCTTAACTTAGTAGGCCGTTCCATGTTGTATGTAAGTAAAGGCTCTATGTCATTCTGTATGATTACATCTAAGTCAAAGAAAACAAAACGTCCTGTAGGTTTATCTTCAGCAAAGTTGTGCGTATTGAATACAAATGTTTTAGGTCTATCCCAACATCGTGCCATGCCATATTTAAATTCGTCTTTTTGGAACCAATACTTCGGGTGTATGTTTGGAATATCTGGGAAGTCTATAACCTTAATGTCATCATCAAAGCCTTCGGAGTCATCAGTATAACAATAGAAATGGAAATCGTGTTTTGGATCACAGTTTCTTTTTGCCATATTCTTTAATTTGTTTACAAAGTGAGGACCATATTTTGTCCCCCACTTGGCACATACAATATTAACTCTCACTTACTGCTCTCCTAACAATAACATAATCTGTACCGTATTGTTTGCCTTCACCTGCAAGCAACATTGTAATTTCAACACACTTTGGTTCGAAATTTTCTAAATCTATTTGAACTAATAGTGTGGAGAATTCTGAGTTGACTACAATAGGAATGAATTCCTCATCATTAAAACTACCTTCAATCACCGTACCATCTTTAACTTTTAACATATGCCTTCCTGTTCATTATGAATAACTATCGGGTTCAACTTTAATAAATTATTAAAATACCCTTTGTAAAAATCATTAGTAAAAATATCTTCTAATGTATAATTACAAATATTGTTCTTGTCCCAACTATACATCAACTCCGTCCTATGTTCTGGAGATCTGTCTGCTGAGATAATATTGTTTGCTACATGCTTACACGGAAATACATTTCCTTTAGCACTTAAATAAAATTGATTATTAATCTTACCTTCACATTTAACATGTGGAGCAAATTTTATCTTTCTCTCTTTATATATGTCGTCTTGTTTAACTGTCTGTAGAGTGTCAAGTGTAATGAGATTATAGTCTGGCATTTCACTGGTTTCCTTCGGTTCTATAACCACTTTCTCTGGTTCGATTTTATCATTATATATAAAACCTGTAAAAAGATGTCTTTTAGATAACTCTTTAGCTCTTACAACATCATTCTCTTGCGTCAACGATGTTTGTGTGTAACTCCAAAAGACTCTGCAACCCTGCTTAAGTAACTCGTCTGCATGTCGTAGTATCTTTTCGTCTGGGTGTGAGGTATTAATATTAAATGTAATGTTAGCTATATTATTTGTTATTGTAAAGTATAACATACCCAATGTACGCCACCATCCCATGTCGTTATTAATACCATCAGTTTCAAGGTCAACTGCAACGCCCCAGTTACCCATTAGGTATTGTATTATGTCAAACAACTCTGGGTTATCAGTAGGATCTTGTGTAAGTCCTACCATTTTAATTCTTTTTAGTCTTGCCTTCTCACAAAAGTCTACAGTAAAAGCATCTTCAACAATATCAGTAGTTAAATGTCCAGTAGGTCCTATTGCTTCAATCTCTACTCTTTCGGGTAGCCAAGGATATAGATCTGCCTCTCTGTTGTAATTTAATTCTAATTGTTCTTTAGAGAAATCTGAATACCAATAAGGCAATACAACTATGTCGCCCTCAGTCTTTTCTGGGTAGTTGTGATTTGTATTTTGTATAAACGAAAAGTCTGGTACAATGTTACTAAAGAACGCATCTTCAAAGGAGTGGTTGTCAAACGTCATTGAGTCTTCCATCTCATTCCACTTAGATAATATGCCTTCAACCTTTTCATTACGGTGGCAGAAGTAACACAGATTTCCGTCTTCAAGATATAGTTTGTCAATACCCTTTGACTTATAACTAAAGAACGATTCAGGATTGTTTAATATAACGTTTGGTGTTACAAGTAGACTACGCTCGCCTGGTTTGGTATGCTGGATAATATCAATTTCAATCCAGTCTTTACCGTACTTAGGTACATGGAATGTAATCCCTTGTAGGTACCCGTCTTTCTTTTTGGTTGTGTTTAGCAGACTCATTTCTGTTTGGTTTACAAAGACAACAAAGTCAAAAGGATCAGCAATCAGTTTTTTTGCTTGTGTATAAAAAGCATTTATATGTGATTGACTATATTTAGCGTCTAGCTGATTAGCTATTAGTGTTACCATGCCAATGTCTCAAAAGTTGTTCATCATCTATTTCATTTATCTCATACTGTGGAGTCTGGCCTTTAATCTTATTTACATTAAAGATACATATCTTACAGTCTTCTCTATATTTATAACGCTCTAAATCATCTGGATATTTAAGACCATGGTTATAACTGTACAACCAATCGTGAGGTATGTTATTCCAAAACTCTCTCTGTCTCCAGAAATGATAATTGTCTGTACCCTTAAAGAACGTTCTGAATATTTGTTGCTCTTCTTGAATTACGTCCCAGAATATGTGTTCACATTGATCTCTGTTCCAGCACATGAGACTAGAATTATGATAAGTCCCTCTGATGTCTATGAATTTCCTATCATGTAACTGTTTAGGATCCTGCCAATTGGAGTGTGCTATTCTAGGTTTCAATGCTAGTTCGTTTAGATCTGATATATCATTATGAATTATTATATCAAGATCCATATAACACCACTTTCCATTATACCCCAACCAGTTATGCGAGTTGAATACAAGGAACTTGGATCTATCCCAGCAGTAGTTCTCTATTCCAAACCAGTACTTAGGGTGAAGAGGATCTATATCGGGTATAGGTTTTGTGTCGCAATCCAATCCAACGGGATCGTCGGTGAAGCAGGTAAATGTAAAGTCATGCTTGTAATTGTTCTGTACCATACGATACAGGTTATTTACATATGCAGGCTCGTATTTATCGCCCCATTTTATGCAAACAAAGTTCATCATATTCTTTCTCAATCTCCGGGTATCTGTCTTGCCCATTTAGTAGACATATTGTATATTCAGGTCTGTATTTTCTACCTGAGAACATGTATGAATACACCTCTTTATCGGGTAAGTGTTCAAAGGTAAATCCCTCATGGTATAAAAATGTATCATCTCCGTGAGGATACTTAACTATATATTCGTCTTGTTTCTCACAATAATGATTCCAAATATGCGTTGCATCTTTCCACAACATAATACTAGAGTTAAAATTGCTTAAAGGTTCGCTGGCGTGGTATGGAAACTCATCTATTGGCATTTCATCAATACCCTTATCCTTCCACCAAGTGTATGCGATTACTGGATAGTGCTGGCAGTAGTCGAATAGATGATCTATATTCTTTTGTATTCGTACATCAAGATCTAAATATAATATAGTCTCCCCCTCATCAGCCTTAATCTGAAAAAGTTTAAGCTTCTCCATATTACCTTCGGGTTCGTGTTCTATATAAATAACTTTAATGTTAGGGTTAAGCCCTGAGGGATCATCGGTTACACAGATGTAATCGTACACACCATCGGTATGTTCGTATATCGAATTCACGTCTTCAGCACTATATTTGGTGCCATATTTTAAAGTTAAAATAGTTTTCATTGTAATCATTATTATTTATAAATAAGAAGAACAAGTAATTTAAAGAGAACTCACCAATGGCAGTAATGACAAACATTGTTTTAGACCAAGGTACAACATTCAATATGACTGTTAACCTTACTAACGACGATTTATCAGCCAAAGACCTGACTTACTACACAGTAACAAGTCAAATGAGAAAGTCATACGATGCTACAACTGCTACTAGTTTTACTACAGCAAAAGTAGATGCGACTGGCGTAGTTACTTTATCACTCACGGCGACGGAAACGGCAGCAGTTAAAGCAGGCCGATACGTTTACGATGTCGAGATAGCAAGTTCGACAGAGACTTTAAGAGTTTTGGAAGGCCTGGTTACAGTAACACCAAATGTTACCAGAGCTTAAAGGAGAATACAAATGGCAGTTAATGTAAGCGTAGGAAGTAACAATGTAAAAGTTTCAGTAGGTACTGGATCTACCAGAGTTATAACTACATCTACAAGCCAATCTCAAGTTGCTACGGCACAAAAGATTGATAACTTGCAGGGAGTAGACACGACGGACGTACAGAATGGTTATACTTTGGTATACGATTCAACAAGCGGTAATTGGGAGGCATCACCAGCAAGCGCTGTTGCAGCATCCATTGCAGCTATTGATGGTGGAACGTTTTAATTAACGTATATATTATAAAGCTTTATATTATAACATGCAAAATTAATTAGACATTTAACTAGGAGAATAGACAAATGGCAACAACAATTCAGATTAAGAGAAGTACTGGTTCAACAGCTCCAGCTACTTCAGACCTACTCGAAGGGGAATTGGCCTACGCAGAAGATAGATCGAACTCCGGTGCAGGTGCTATACTTTATACTGAGTCGATTGATAGTGGCGGTAACGCTGTTATTCAAAAGCTCGGTGGTAAGTTTTACACAGACATCGTAGACGCAGCAACAAATGCTAACACAGCTTCAACTCTTGTAAAAAGAGACGGCAGTGGTAACATAGCAGCTGGCACAGTAACAGCAGCCTTAACAGGTAATGTAACTGGCGACATAACTGGCGACATAACTGGTAGCATTGCAGGCGCAACAGCTAACATGACAGGTCAAGTTACATTCGGATCACTTTCAGACGGTACGATTACAGCTACAGAATTCCAAACAACACTTACAGATAGTGATACAATTATCCCTACCTCAGGTGCTGTTAAGGATTATGTAGACGCACAAGCTCACATGACAGACGTCGGCATTGCCGGTGATTCTGGAACTGGTGCAATTACAGACTCAGAAACATTCACCCTTTCAGGTGGAACTGGTATTACATCAGTAGTTTCCGGAAACGCAGTAACACACAGCTTGGATAACACAGCAGTGTCAGCAGGATCATATGGTTCAGCTTCACTTATTCCTGTTATCGCAGTTGACGCACAAGGACGTATTACAAGTGTTTCGACAGCATCTACAAGTTCATCATTAACAATCGGTGGCGACTCTGGTTCAGATGATGTTGTAACAGTAGGTACTGACACACTTAACTTCGTGGGTACAGCAAACGAAATTGAAACAACAGTTTCAAACAACACAATCACTATTGGATTACCAGACGATGTAACAATTGGCGGAAACGCTACTGTTTCAGGTAACCTAACAGTTTCAGGTACAACTACAACAGTAAACTCTACAACTTTAGCAGTAGCAGATCCATTGATCTCTCTTGCTACAGGTAACGGTGCAAGCGATGTCGTCGACATTGGTTTGTATGGTTTGATGGACACTAGTGGATCGCAAGATATACACGGTGGTTTATTCAGAGATGCTAACGATAGTGGTAAATGGAAAATATTTAAAGACCTACAAGAAGCACCAACAACTACTGTTAACACTAGTGGTACAGGCTATGCAGTGGCAACACTTGTAGCTCACCTTGAGGATAGTAACACTACTATCACAGGTGGTACTATTACAGGAATTACAGACTTGTTAGTAGCAGACGGTGGTACTGGAGCTAGTACATTTACATCTAAAGGTGTTATGTATGGTAATGGTTCAGGAGCTTTACAAGTAACAGCAGCAGGTTCAGCAGGTCAAGTAATGATAGCTGGCGCAGACGGAACACCAGCATTTGGTGCTCTTGACGGCGGTACTTACTAGTAATTATTATTAACAAACAATACTAAGGTAATTGAAATGGATGAAAAATTAGTCAATGAATATATTAATAACTTAGCGAACAAGATTAACGAGTTGACCCAAGAAAACTTATTATTCAAAACTAGATTAAGTCTAAAAGAGCAGGAAGTAGTTGCTTTAACTGAATCAATACAGATACAGACAAAGGAACTACAGGAATTGAGGGAAGTCCCGGAGCCAAAAGCTCCGGAGGCTAACGTAAAGGAAACTAACTTCTCATATGATGAGAAGGCAAAGGTTGTAGATAAACCAAGAATACCGGAAACGGTAAGGGCTCCAAGGCCCAATGGTTACAACCCTAAAGTAGACGGACCGTTACCGATGATTCCTAATCCTAAACTTAAAGACACAAAGTAAACATTAAGTAAATAGGAAAAGACAAATGGCAGTAATTAAATTAAAAAGATCGGAAACGAGCGGTTCAGTACCAACAACTAGTGATCTAGTCGTAGGTGAAGTAGCGATCAACACCGTAGATAAAACACTTTATGCAAGAGACAGCAATGATTCAATAATCAAAGTTGCTAACTTCGGCGAACAAGATCTTGCTCTCACATTCCCTACAGGGGATTATGGAAGCGTGGCTTCGGCTTTAAGTACTGATGCGTTTGGCGAGTACCTAGACTTAATTTACGATCTATCAACGAACATAAAGTTTAGACTGGCAACTGAAGATCTTGGCAGCGTATAATAACATACTACTAGGAGAAACTTATGGCAGTTACGGTACAGTTTAGAAGAGGAACCAGCACCCAGAACAATTCGTTCACCGGTGCAGTTGGGGAACTTTCTATTAACACTACAAACAATTCTATTAGGGTCCACGATGGAAGTACCGCAGGCGGTACAGAACTCATGCTAGCAACAGCTGGTAACATTTCAGGGGATATTCCAGTAGGGAATATTTCAGGTACAATATCAGCTTCTGCGTTAGACGATGGATCTAGCATAGACGGCGGAACATATTAAAATATTAGGAGAAAATCATGCCAACACAGGTACAATTTAGAAGAGGCACAACGAGTCAAAACGGTTCGTTTACAGGTGCCGTGGGTGAGCTTTCCGTAGATACTACGCTAGATACAGTCCTCGTACATGACGGTTCAACAGCAGGCGGACATAGACTCGCAAAATTTTCAGAGATAGAAGCTGGAGATATTACGGGTGTTACTGCAGGCACAGGACTTTCAGGTGGAGGAACAGGCGGAGCAGTTACGGTTAACCTATCCCACTTAGGATTAGAATCCTTATCAGATCCAGACGACGATCAAATTGTCTTCTGGGACGATAGCGCTGGCGCTACAGCGTTCTTAGATTTAGGCAGTAACCTGTCTATAACTGGGACAACACTTAACGCAACAGATACTAACACCACATACACCGTAGGTGATGGGGGATTAACAACTAATGACTTTACAGCAGCAGATCATAGCAAACTAGATGCCATTGAAGCAGCAGCAGACGTAACAGATACAACAAATGTTACAGCAGCAGGCGCTCTTATGGATAGCGAGTTATCTGATTTAGCAGCGGTGAAGGCAATAGATCAAAGTTTAGTAACAACTGCAACACCAACCTTTGACACAATCATAGCGAAGGGTTTAAAAGATGCAGACGGCGATACGAAAATACAGGTAGAAGAGTCAGCAGACGAAGATACTATTAGATTCGACGCAGCCGGAACAGAAGTTATGAGTATGACTTCAACAGGCCTATTCCCAAGCACTGATGATACATTTAGTCTTGGTAGTTCATCACTTCAATGGAAGGACGTATTCGTAGGTCCTGGTTCATTGTATGTTAATGGACAAAAGGTTATTGAAGATAACTCAGGTACAATTAGTATCTCAGCTGATGCTAACCAAAACGTATCAGTACAAACATCAGGATCAGGTAATGTCGAATTAGACGCTACTGGTTCAGGGCTTGTTTCTGTTAAAAGCACATTACAAATTGAGGACGGTAGCAATATCACAAACTCAGCAGGTAATGCAATTACATTTGGTTCAGGCTTAGCGGCAGATTCACTTACATCAAAATCTACAGATACTAATTTAGTATTAGCGGGTAATGGAAGTGGTAATGTACAAGTATCAGATAACTTAACAGTAACAGGAGACTTTACAGTTTCCGGAACTACAACAACAGTTAGCTCTTCAACTTTAACAGTTGCAGATCTAAACATCACAGTAGCTCAAGGCGCGGCTAACGCAGCAGCAGCCAACGGCGGTGGACTTACAGTAGATGGAGCAGCAGCAACATTAACTTATACCTCAGCAGACGATAGATGGAACTTTAACAAAACCCTTAACGCTACCTTAGTTGGTGACGTAACAGGTGATGTTACAGGTAATGTAAGTGGTTCAGCTGGGACAGCTACTGGTAACGCAGGCACAGCAACAACACTAGCAACAGCAAGAACAATTGGTGGGGTATCATTTGATGGCTCTGCAAATATTAACTTGCCAGGTGTTAACGCAACCGGTAACCAAGCAACAAGTGGTAACGCAGCAACTTCAACATTAGCAGCAGGTGCTACGGCATTAGCAACAGCAAGAACAATTGGTGGGGTATCATTTGATGGTACTGCAGCGATCAACTTGCCAGGTGTTAACGCAGCCGGTAACCAGTCAACATCTGGATTAGCAGCAACAGCTACGGCACTGGCAACAGCTAGAGCAATAGCAGTAAGCGGCGATGTAACAGGTACTGCAAACTTTGATGGTACAGGTAATATAAGTATAAGTACAACTATAGCAGCCAATAGTGTTGCATTAGGTACGGATACAACAGGTAACTTTATGACGCAAGTATCAGGTGGAAACGGTATTACTGTTTCACATACACCAGGTGAAGGCTCAACAGCCACACTTACAGGTACTTCGATATACAATGCAGCTGGAACATTATTAAACTAGGAATAAGCAATGGCTTTATCAAGTAGGACAGAATTAACAGAGTATTGCCTTAGGAGACTAGGGCATCCTGTTATTGAGATTAACGTAGAAGAGGGCCAAGTATCAGATAGAGTTGATGATGCCCTTCAGTTCTTCCAAGAGTATCATTTCGATGGTGTGGAAAGAACATACGTTAAACATCAAGTCACTGGATCGAGTCTTAAATTATCAGCTAATCTGGGCGGGAACTTCGTAAGGGGAGACATACTAACAGGTGGAACAAGCGGGGCATTGTCCAAGTTTGATTCTACTGATGTTACTGGACAATTCCTTTACTTTGAGAACGCCCAGACTGGCACCTATGTTGCAAGTGAGACGGTAACAGGGCATCTATCAGGTGCCACTGCTACTATAGCAGCTAATGACTTTTATCAGAAAGGGGATATTGAAAACGGATATCTACCTATAGGTAACGGTATTATCGGAATAACAAAAGTATTTAATTTCGGTGGAGCAGCTACAAATGCTACTAAAGACGGACAACTGTTTGATCTTATGTATCAGTTTAGAATGAATGACTTATATAACTTAATGGGCGCGGACATGATCTACTATACAATGGTAAGATCTCATCTGTCAACATTAGAGCAGTTACTAGTAAGTCAAAGACAAATACGTTGGAACAGAAAAACCAACAGACTATATGTAGATACCGATTGGGACAAAACATATAACATCGGGGACTTTATTGTAGCAGAAGCATATGCTATTGTAGATCCTGCGACATACAATGAAGTGTATGATGATATGTTTCTTAAGAAATATTCAACAGCACTAATTAAAAGACAATGGGGTGAGAACCTCAAGAAGTTCGCTGGCGTACAAATGCCTGGCGGAGTTACATTAAACGGTGAGACAATTTATAACGAAGCTATTAGAGAGATAGAGCAGATAGAGTTAGAGATGCAGAAAAAGTACGAGCTACCTCCTTCGTTTATGATAGGGTAAAAACATGCCTACAAATTTCTTTTTTCAAAATGGTGGTGGGATAGGCAATACAGGCGAACAGCGTCTTATTGAAGATCTTATTATCGAGAGCCTTAAAATATACGGCCACGATACATTCTACCTACCAAGAACTATAGTAAACAAAAACACAATCTTTGATGAGGATACCTTATCTAGATTCACATCAGCCTATCCTTTGGAAATGTATCTCGACAACGTAAATGGGTACGAGGGACAGGGCGACATATTTACACGTTTCGGAATGGAAGTCCGAGATCAAGCTACCTTTATACTAGCTAAGAGACGATGGGAAGACATGGTCCAAGTTACTGGCGGCGCATTTACACAAACAGCCAGACCTTCTGAAGGCGATTTAATATACTTTGACAAAACAAAATCCCTTTTTGAGATTAAGCATGTTGAATTCCAAAATCCCTTTTACCAGGCAGGTAACATTTATGTATTTAAAATAACAGTTGAACTATTCGAGTACAGCTCAGAAGATTTAGATACTGGTATAGCAGCAATAGATGCTATAGAAACGAAGTACTCTCAGGACATGTTAGAGTATCAGATATTTTTAGAAGATGGTGGGTTATTTACTTTGGAAGATAGTGGATCATTACTTAATGAAGCATTCTCAGTATCAACGTCTGAACCTATAGACAACGCAGACTTTGATAGGCTATTAACACTTGAAGGTATATTAGACTTTAGTGAGAAGAACCCGTTTGGAGAGATTAACTAATGAGTAATAGTGCTAATACAGTATGCCTTAATATCCATTACACAGTAATTTATAAGACCTACGGAGCTTTTTAGATGTTTAAGGGACAACAATTTTACCATAGTCACATAAGAAAGGCTATCATTGCTTTTGGTACTATATTTAATAATATAAATATTGAAAGAAAGAACGCAGCTGGCGAAGTAGCTCAGACATTACGCATACCATTAGCATATTCTACTAAACAAAAGTTTATGACAAGGATAGCAAGGGTAACAGATACAAGTACAGCAGGCGAAGTGGCTATTACATTACCTCGTATGGGGTTTGAAATACAAGGATTACAATACGATCCAGCAAGAAAGACAGCAGTAATACAAAAGAACAAATCAGTTGGTGTAGGAGACGATGTTAATACTGTAAGAGTAGCATTTAATTCCACTCCGTTTAACATGAATTTATCTTTATATATATTTGCGAAGAACCAAGATGATGGGTTACAAGCATTGGAACAAGTACTTCCATACTTCAACCCAGACTTTAACGTTACAATAAACGATTTACCTGAAATGGGAATCAAACGAGATATTAAAATTACACTAGACAATGTTGGATATGAGGACGAGTATGAGGGAGCCTTTGAAAACAGACTAAGTGTAGTATGGACATTGAATTTTACAATGAGATTGAATTTTTACAGCCACGTTGGTAGTGATGAAGTTATTAAAACTGCCATTGCCCGTGTTTATAATGATCCACAAGGACTATTTAGCACTACATTAAACGATAAAGGAACACTTACAACTTCCGTTAATCCTTTAACTGCTACGCCTTTGGACGACTATACATTTATGGAGACTTTTGATGAAACCTTCGAAACCTAATACGTTTAAAGACTTGGATGAAACTTTTGACACTAAGAAAGTAACCAAAGCTTTAGAAGAGAACCTAAGAAAAATACAAACAGAACGCCCTGTTCCTGCTGTTGTAATGACAGAAGAGGATAAGGCAGCGTTACACCAACAACAACAAGAAGAAGATTTGCAATATGCTAGGTCTATTTTAAAACAGGCAGAGGCATATAACGCTGAGGCTATTGAAGGCATACTACACATTGCCAGAAACTCAGATCAACCACGTGCATTTGAAGTAGCAGGTGGGTTAATTAAAAACTTACAGGACACAGCTAAGGACATGTTAGAGATACAAGAGAAAAGTAAACGTATCTCAGCATCAGATCCTAGGGCCAAACAATTAGGCGCTACAGGCACCACAAACAATTTATTCGTAGGCAGTACTAAGGAGTTACTAAGAGCTCTTAAGGATGAAAACCTTAAGACAATAGAAGGTGAAGTTGAATAATGGAAGCATCATCGTATCACGGCAATCCTAATCTTAAACCATTAGCTTACAAACATGATTTCACACAACATGAAATCGAAGAATATATTAAATGTCAGAACGATACAAAATACTTTATAGAAAACTATGTAAAGATCGTTACACTAGACAAAGGATTACAACCATTTAAATTATTCCCGTGCCAAAAAGGCAAAGTGGATCTCATTATGGATGAGAGAAAAGTAATTTTAATGGAAGGGAGACAGCAAGGGAAAACTGTAACAGCAGCTGCGTGTATATTACATTACACAATATTTCAAGAAGACAAAACAGTAGCCATCATGGCTAACAAAGCATCAGCTGCTAGAGAGGTACTTAACAGGTACCAGATAATGTACGAAAATCTACCACTTTGGATGCAACAAGGTGTTAGGGTATGGAACAAGGGTGACGTTGAGTTAGAGAATAATAGTAAAGTATTATCAGCAGCTACAACAGCATCAGCAATTCGAGGTAAATCAGTTAACTGGTTGTACATTGATGAGGCAGCAATCATACCTAACAACATAGCGGATGAGTTCTTTACATCTGTATACCCTACAATTTCAGCGGGTGAGACAACAAAAATACTATTAACGTCCACACCACTAGGGTATAATCACTTTTGGAAATTTTGGAACGAATCTGAGAAGGGTACGAACGGGTTTAAAAACATGTTCATACCTTACTATGAGATTCCTGGAAGAGATGAGAAGTGGTTGGAAGAGCAGAAAGGCCTCTTGGGTGAGGTTAAATTCAATCAAGAAGTTTTATGTGAGTTTCTAGGGTCTACAAATACTTTAATAAATGCTACAACAATTGGTAGATTGAGTTCAAAAGAACCAATATATCAAAAGAATGGTTTAGATATATATGTAGAACCAAAAGAAAAACATTACTATACTATTGTAGCAGATACTGCTAGAGGTATAGGTGGAGACTATTCAGCGTGTGTTGTTGTAGATATTACAGCAATGCCTTATGAGGTAGTGGCTAAGTTTAGAGATAATAAAATAGCCCCTATGTTGTTTCCAGATATAATAGGAAAGTTGGGTAGAGACTACAACGATGCGTTTGTCTTAGTTGAAACTAATGACATTGGCCAACAGGTAGTAGAGATTCTACATGGAGAAGTAGAATACGATAACATACTTAGTACTGTAACCGAGAATCAAAGGCAGTATGTTAGTCCAGGTTTCGGAAAGAGTACTAAATTAGGTGTCAATACATCTAAACAAGTTAAAAGACAGGGGTGTTTTACATTCAAATCTTTACTTGAGGAACAAAAATTATTGATCTTTGATGAGCATATAATATCAGAGATATCAACCTTTGTTGAGAAGAGTCAATCGTATCAAGCAGACGAAGGTTATCACGATGATTTAGTTATGTGTATGGTTCTTTTTGGGTGGCTAAGTGGACAATCGTTCTTTAAAGACATGGTAGATGTCAACACAAGAGAAGGTTTATATGGAACACAGATTGGAGAGATAGAATCTAATCTAACTCCTTTCATAAGATATGATGGCGGAGAACCAGAGTTTGAGGTATTAGGTGGCGATGTATGGTTACTGGAAGACGAATATAATCCAGTAGCATTGCAGAAAAAACTTAAGGATCTTATCAATAGGTAGTGTGTACACAATGCTAATTATGTGTCTACACTTACCGAGAAGTATAAAACAAAAATCTTATAAATAGTTGGATGATATTAAAAAAAACTTGTGTATCATTCATAAGATAATATAAACCGAGGAGAAAAAACATGGCATTTCAGCTATCACCAGGTGTTCTTGTTAAAGAAACAGATCTTACTAGTGTAGTCCCAGCCGTAGCAACCACAACAGGTGCTATGGTAGGTAACTTCCAGTGGGGTCCAACTCAAGAGATCACAACAATTAGTTCAGAGAATAATCTCGTACAACGTTTTTACCGTCCCGATAACGCTACAGCAGTAGACTTTTTTACTGCGGCATCGTTCTTGGCATATGGTAACAACCTTAAAGTAGTTAGAGCTGTAGGAACAGCAGCCCGTAACGCAGTAGCATCAGGATCAGCGGTCCTTATTGCTAATGCAGACGACTACACAAATAATCATAGCACAGGATCTGGCACAAACGGAATGTTTGCCGCTAAGTACCCAGGCGCTATAGGAAACAGCTTAAAAGTTGCATTCGCAGATTCTAGTAATTTCGATACCAACTCAATAGCATCCGGCACAGTAACAGCAGGCGGATCTGCTTATACTAGTTCACCAACAGTAACATTTTCAGCAGCTCCGGCTGGTGGAGTTACAGCTACTGGTACAGCAACTGTTTCAGGTGGAGCGGTAACAGCTATTGTTGTTACTAATAACGGCAACGGCTACACATCAGCACCTACAATATCCTTTAGTGGTGGCGGTGGGTCTGGAGCAACAGCTACAGCAGTCTTATCAGCAGGCTGGACTTATGCAAATGAATTTGACGGCGCACCTTATAGTAGCCAAAGAGTAACAACAGAAGGCGGCTCAAATGACGCATTCCACATTGTTGTTATTGACGAAGACGGCTTGTTTTCAGGCACAGTTAATACTGTTCTAGAAAGATTTGAAGGCGTTTCAAAAGCATCAGATGCTAAAGCATTAGACGGTGGTTCAATTTACTATAAAGATGTCGTTAATAGACAGTCAAGCTTTATTTATTGGACAGATCATCCAGCAGGCGACGCAACATTCGGATCAACAGCATCTGGAACAACATTCACTAGTAAATTTACAGCAGCAGAAGCTACAGTAAGTTTAACTGGTGGTATTACAGCAGCAGCATCTTCAGGTGATATCCAAACTGGATACGCTTTATTTAATGATAAAGAACAAACAGATATTGCTTTAGTACTTACAGCAGGCCACTCTTTAGTAGACCAAAAGTATGTACAAGACAATATTTCTAAAGTCAGAAAAGACTGTATCTCATTCCATTCACCTCTACAAGCTTCTGTTGTTAATAACAGTAATAATGAAGAGACATCTATAACAGGTGACAAAGGTGCATTAGCATCCACTAGTTATAGTGTAATGGATAGTAACTGGAAATACATGTATGATCGCTACAACGATGCGTATAGATGGGTACCATTAAACGGAGACGTTGCAGGACTATGTGTAACAACAGACCAAGAACGTGATCCATGGTATTCACCAGCAGGTTTTAATCGTGGACAGATCAGGAATGCAGTAAAGCTAGCCTGGAACCCCAACAAGACTAATAGAGACAATTTGTATAAGATTGGAGTTAACCCAATAATTAACAGCCCTGGAAACGGGATTGTATTGTTCGGCGACAAAACACTATTAGGAGCACCTAGTGCTTTTGATAGAATTAATGTCAGAAGATTGTTTATTGTACTTGAAAAAGCCATTGCAACAGCAGCTAAATATCAGTTGTTTGAATTCAATGATGCATTTACAAGAGCACAGTTTACATCTATTATAACACCATTCTTAAGGGACGTTCAAGGACGTAGAGGAATATACGACTTTAAGGTAATATGTAATACATCTAATAATACTGCTGAAGTTATCGACGGCAATAATTTTATAGCTGATATTTTCATCAAACCTGCCAAGTCAGTTAACTTTATCACTTTGAATTTTATAGCAACCAGAACAGGCGTAGCTTTCGAAGAGATCGGCGGCTAACGTATAAATATACATATAAGTAAAGGAGATAAAGATGAACATAAAAGATTTTAAATCGAAACTAGGAAAGGGCGGCGCACGTCCCAATCAGTTTCGTGTACTTCTGGCATTCCCTACATTAGCAGCAGCGGGCCTTAAAAGCGACTACTCTGTATTGGTTTCTGGAGCAGCGATACCAGCTTCTACAGTAAACCCAGCTATTGTACAATACCGAGGAAGGGAAGTTAAATTAGCAGGCGAAAGGATTTTTGATCCATGGACAATTACTATCATTAATGATACTAATCAGTCTTTGAGGGGGCCCTTTGAAAAATGGATGGAAATAATGAATGACAAGGTAGACAACGGTGCTGAAGCATTGACACCATCTGAATATCAAGTGGACTTAACAGTCGAACATTTAGACAGAAATGATGACCCATTACCATTAGGAACGTACCTTCTACATGATGCATTTCCGATTAACATGTCTGAGATTGCATTACAATATGCACAAAACGATGTAATTGAAGAATTTACTGTTACTTTCCAGTACCAGCATTATACAAACTCATAGGTTGGCCCCAGTAATGGGAAACAGGATATAAAATTATGGATTTATTTGGATTTGAGATTAAGCGGAAAGAGGATAAGGCTTCAAACGAGAAATCGTTTGTTGCCCCTTCCGAAGACGGTGCTATTGAGAGTATACGCGCAGGCGGTTACTACGGCACCTACATGGATTTGGAGGGAGTTGCCCAAACCGAGTCTGAATTAATTAAGAGGTATCGTGACATAGCCGGGATGGCAGACGTTGATACAGCTATTGAAGATATTATTAATGAGAGCATTGCTCAGTTGGAGAACGAGTCTCCAGTGGAACTTAACCTAGACAACGTCAAGTTGTCTTCGTCAGTTCGTAAGTCTATTATGAAGGAATTTGATGACATCAAAATGATGTTGGACTTTAAAGATAAAGCTCAAGATTATTTTAGACGTTGGTATATAGACGGTAAGTTATTCTTTCATAAAGTAATCGATCTAGAGAATCCCAAGGCAGGGATTAAAGATGTAAGATACATTGACCCTAGAAAGATTAGAAAGGTACGAGAAGTTAAGAAGGAAAAGAATCCTTCAGGCATATTGTTTATTAAAGAGATTGAGGAGTTCTTTATCTATAATGATAAAGGGGTTACCTCAAAACCAGGCGCATATGTTGCACCGGAAAATCAGCAAGGGCTGAAGATTACGAAGGACGCTATAGCATACGCACCAAGTGGTTTAGTAGATCACGATAAGAATATAGCGTTATCATATTTGCATAAGGCAATTAGGCCAGCAAACCAGTTAAGAATGATGGAGAACGCAGTTGTAATTTATAGGATTACAAGAGCTCCTGAAAGAAGAATATTTTATGTAGATGTTGGTAACCTTCCTAAGATGAAGGCTGAACAGTACATGAAAGACATCATGGATCGGTATAGAAACAAGTTAGTATACGATGCTAACACAGGCGAGATCCGAGATGATAAGAAGTTTATGTCCATGCTTGAAGACTTTTGGTTACCCAGAAGAGAAGGTGGAACAGGAACAAGTATTGATACATTGCCAGCAGGACAAAACCTAGGGCAGATTGAAGACGTAGTATATTTTCAACGTAAATTGTATCAGTCATTAAACATTCCTGTATCACGTTTAGAACAACAAGCAGGACTTAATTTTGGTAGAGCTGCTGAGATAAACCGAGACGAGATGAAGTTTACAAAATTCATCATCAAGTTAAGGAGAAAGTTCTCAGTATTGTTAAGCGATCTTTTGCATACACAGCTCTTACTAAAAGGTGTTATTACAGAAGAAGATTGGACAGACATCAAAGATGATATAGAATTTGAGTTTGCCACAGATGCTTATTACACAGAGTCTAAAGAACAAGAGATTTTGAGAAGCAGAGTAGAAGTATTAAACGGACTAGCTGCTTATATAGGAACATTTTTTAGTAAGCGTTACATTCAAAAGAATGTGCTTAACTTAACAGATGAAGAGATTGATACAATAGAAACTGAGATTATGGCAGAGCCACAGTACAGTAGGCAGTATCAATGGAGTCCCTTACAACAAGTGCCGACGGATGGACCGGCACCTGAAGGTGATATAAGTAATGATGTACCAGGCGGAGATACTCCTCCACCAGGCCCAGATAATGGAGAATAAAATGACAGAAGAAGAAACAACAACAGAACAAGAGGTTGAGGTAACTACAACAGATATGTTAAACAACATAATCTCAGGTAATTCAGCAGATGCACAGAGTCAGTTCGCTGATTTAATGCACTCTAGAACTACTGATGCGTTAGATACTTTGAGACAAGAGAAAGCACAGGCTGTTTTCTCCAAGAGTGTAGATCCTAATATGGAACCTACTGGAGTCTCATTGGATGATGCGCTTGTGGATATTGATACAACTACAGGGAGACCAGTCGAAGATGAAAACACTTAAAGAATATAGAGAAAGAGTTATTGTAGAGACTCCAGTAGATGGAGTAGCAGCAGGCTCTTTAGAAGGAGACAAACATCTTTGTGCTTCAAAAATAATGCACAAAGAATGGAAAGAAGGTACACCAATACATGGTGAACATTCTGCACCAGATGAATTTGGTAGAGTATCGAGTTATTCAGTAATGTTTGAACACGGTATAGAAACAGTTGATGTGAATGATTCCAATGTGGAGATCTTAGAAGAAGGCCCACACATGAACCACAAGAAAAAATATTAAACAACTAACATAGGAAACAATCATGGCAGTCACAGTAAATAATTTAAAACTAACCCAAGTACAGGGTGTAGTATCTGTAAGGGGGACTGCAGCTACCGGTACCATTGCTTTAGCAACAACACTAAAGAAATCATCAGAGTCACAGAACTCCCCTGCAGTTAACATTAAAGGCCTTAAATGGACACTATCATCCGGGGCATCCGCTAAGGTGCAACGTAACTCCGTCGTACTATACGAACTTACGGAGTCCGGTAACATAGATATGTACGGATTTTCAGACAACTCAGAAGCAACATCAGATATAGAAGTAGTTATAGCCGGCGGAGCTGGCGGTACTGTTATAGTTGATTGTGCTAAAGTTTCTGGATATGGTTCACAACAACACCAAGACGCACCATTAGACACCAACGATTCAGGTAGTGTTTATAACGGTGGAAGTCTAGGTTAACGGAGAGTCACAATGAGACTAATCAAAGAATTTAACGAAAGTATTAACTACCTCACAGAAGAGACTAAGGATCCTAAGAAACCTAATGTCTTTATAGAAGGTGTGTTTTTACAATCAGATTTAACAAACAAAAACGGCCGTATGTATCCCAAGGATATTATGCGAACTGAAGTCAATCGTTACGTTAGAGAAAACGTAGATACTAAAAGAGCTTATGGAGAACTGGGACACCCAGAAGGACCTACAGTTAATTTAGATCGTGTATCACACATGATTGTCTCCCTTCGGGAAGACGGCAACAATTGGATCGGTAAGGCAAAAGTGATGGACACGCCTATGGGTCGTATTGTAAAAGAACTTATTAGCGAAGGCGCTCAGCTTGGAGTTAGCTCCAGAGGATTGGGCTCTTTGAAAGAGAGGAATGGCATTAATGAAGTACAGAACGACTTTATGCTTGCCACAGCAGCAGATATTGTTGCGGATCCTAGCGCTCCAGACGCTTTTGTTTCCGGTATAATGGAAGGAAGGGAATGGATCTTCATTAATAATAAGTGGACAGAACAAGACATCGAAGAATCGAAAGGGTTGATTCAGAGAACGTCTAGTGCTAATCTAGAGGAAGCTAAGTTACAAGTATTTAGCAATTTTTTAGATAAACTGTCTAAATTCTAATAGAAATCTGTATAAATATAAATAGTTTATTAGATTATATTAATTAAACATAATCCTAAAAGGAGAAGTAAAATGGGAGTAGAATCCAAAATCAGAGAACTTCTAGAAGGCAAGGTTAAATCCGAGTCTGTTGAAGTACTAGAAGAAGGAGCGGCAAATCGTCCTCTAGATAATTCTAGTAATGGTGATGCTACAAATCCCCTACAAGGCAACTCCAATCCAAATCCAGATCAGCAAGACCTTAGCGGTTCAGCGAACCCTGAAGGCGGATTGACTAGCGCGGTAGGAAAAGAAGCATCAGCAAAAGCTGGTAGTGCCCCTCGTCCTTCAAACTCAGGCGCCGGTAAGGCACCTAACTATAACGATAGTACACCAACACAATCTGTTGTTGCACAAGCATCGTCTAAAGGTAATGTAGCTCAAGAAGAAGTAGAGTCGGAAGATGAAGCTTTAGAAGAAGATACTTATGTAGATGGCGAAGAAATCGTTGACGGTGAAGAGAGTGAAGACGAAGTAATTACAGAAGACGAAGAGTCCGATGAAGAAGTAGTAGCAGAAGATGTTATTACAGACGAATCAGACGAAGAGTTAGAAGTAGATACTTTGTTCGAGGAAGACATTGCTAACTTATTTGCAGACGAAGAACATCTTTCAGAAGAATTTAAAACACAAGCAGCATCATTATTTGAAGCTACAGTTGTGGCCAGAGTAAACCAACAAGTTTCAGGAATTGAAGCAGAGTTGGTAGAGGAAGCTAATAAAGCTTTCGACGAGGCAAAAGAAAAACTTGTTGAAAACATCGACAAATACCTCAGTTATGTAACTGAGCAGTGGATGGCTGAAAACGAGCTAGCTATTGAGAACGGACTACGCAACGAAATTACTGAGAGCTTTATACAAGGCCTTCAGCAAGTATTCACGGAACATTATATTGATGTACCTGAAGACAAACTCGATGTGTTGACTAATCAACAGCAAGAGATTGAAGAGTTAAAATCTAAATTAGATGAAGAGATTAATAAATCAGTCGCAATCAGCGAAGACAGAGAACAACTACTTAAACAAACTATTTTTAGTTCTGTGGTTGACGATCTAGCTGAAACAGAGGTGGAAAAGTTTGCATCACTTATTGAAGACATTACGTTTGACAGTAAGGAAATGTATACAAGGAAACTAAATGTTATCAAGGAAAATTACTTTCCTAAAGCGAAAGCAGATGATAGTGAAAAGCTAGAAGATAGCGTTGATCAGGGAACATTAACTGAGAACACTGTAATGAGTAGATATGTACAAGGCATTACTCAAAGCAAAAAGTTCGGAAGTTAAGGTTATAAATTAACAATTTTATAAATAATAGAGTTATTATAAAACATAATACAAACGTATAAACAAGGAGAAACTGATGTATCTTTCAGAAGAACTACAAAAGAAGTGGCAACCAGTACTCGAGCATCCGGAATTACAAGAAATTTCAGATCCTTATAAGAGAGCTGTAACCACAGTAGTCCTAGAAAACCAAGAGAAAGCACTCCGCGAGGAAAAAGCAGCTCTTTTCGAGGCTACACACGCTAACCAAACTGGTTCAGGCGTCGACAACTACGATCCGATATTAATATCGCTCGTAAGACGTGCACTACCTAATTTGATGGCATATGACGTATGCGGCGTACAACCAATGTCTGGTCCTACAGGACTTATTTTTGCAATGAAGTCTCATTACAGCACACAAGCTGGAACTGAAGCTTTATTCAACGAAGCAGACACTGACTTCTCAGGCGCAGGTACACACGCTGGATCTAATCCAGTTGACGGTACTTACACCACGGGAAATGGCGTATCAACGGCAACAGCAGAAGGATTTGGCGATTCGACTACACTACAAGAAATGGCATTCTCAATCGAGAAGACTACAGTTACGGCTAAGTCCAGAGCGTTAAAAGCTCAGTACACCGTAGAGCTAGCTCAAGATTTGAAAGCTGTTCATGGTCTAGACGCAGAGTCAGAACTTTCAAACATCCTCTCTCAAGAAATCCTAGCGGAAATCAACAGAGAAGTAATCAGAACAATCTATAAAGTAGCTAAAACTGGTTCTGCCAGCACAGCAACTGCCGGAACATTCGACTTAGATGTCGACAGTAACGGAAGATGGTCTGTAGAAAGATTTAAAGGTCTTTTATTCAATATCGAACGTGACGCTAACGTGATCGCTCAAGACACAAGACGTGGCAAAGGTAACTTCATCATCTGTTCATCAGATGTTGCTAGTGCTTTGGCTATGGCCGGTGTTTTAGATTACGCTCCAGCTTTGAACACTAACCTAAATGTTGACGACACAGGCAACACTTTCGCTGGTGTACTTAACGGTAGATATAAAGTATATATTGACCCTTACTCAGCTAACAGTGGTTCTGCATCGCAGTTCTATGTAGCTGGTTATAAAGGCACAAGCCCTTATGACGCAGGTCTTTTCTACTGCCCTTACGTTCCATTACAGATGGTAAGAGCAATCGATCCTGCTACATTCCAACCAAAAATCGGATTTAAAACTCGATATGGTATGATAGCTAACCCATTCGTAATGCAGGCTGACGGAACAACTGATGGTGATACATTCACCGCAGACCGTAACCAGTATTACAGAAGTGTTAAAGTTACAAACTTAATGTAATTTAGGTTTCTAGGAATAGAATTAGAACGGGCTACTAAGTAGCCCGTTTTTTTGACTTTTATAAATAGTAGCGTCTTTACAACAACGTTTAGACATTAACGAGGTATAATATATGAATAAGTTATTCACTATTATTGCAGTCCTCGGTTTTGTAGGATTCTTACCATCATGTGCTTCAATTGGAGCAGTTATAGAAGGTGGGAAGGAAGTAACTACTAGCATTATAGACACATCTGTCAAAACAGCAGGTAACATTGGCAGTGCTGTTCTTAGAGATGCTTCAGACATTGTATCTACAGCAGCGGACGCAGCTGAAGGTGTTGTCGATACAGTAGTCACGGAGATTGATGAACAAACCGACGAACTTCAAGATCCTAAACAGGACTGAATAAAAAAAGGGCTACGAAAGTAGCCCTTTTCTTTGACTATCAGAGTTTATTGTTGGGTAACAAACTCGTTAAGCTCTTTAGCAACAACTACTATATCTCTAGCTAAAACTGGGCTAACTTTAAGCACTTTTTTATCATTTGGATAAATGTCGTTGTGAGCATACATTTCATCAGATTCTCTTTGAATGTTCTCACTTAACATGCGATGTGCTTGATTAAGTAATTCTGCTCTGATCTCAAAGCCTGATTTATTGGTTGTGTTTGTCATATTGTTCTCCTGTGTGTGTGTGTATGACGTACCTTAATGGTACGTTATTATTTATACAAAAGGTATTTATCCCTATTGACATCTGGTTACATATAAAGTATTATAAATACAGTATAAGAGGAAGTAAAAATGGCATATTCAGATAAGGTAGTACAGAGATTTCAAGATGTTTTAGATAATCCAGCGGCACATGGCGTAGGTAGGTTCGATCCTAAAGACCCAAATGTAGCTACAGGCATGGCTGGAGCACCAGCATGCGGTGACGTTATGAAACTAGATTTAAAAGTAAATCCTGATACAGACATTATAGAGGATGTTAAATTTAAAACTTACGGTTGTGGTTCAGCAATAGCTAGTTCTACAATGTTTGTTGAAATGCTTAAAGGCTTAACAATGACTGAGGCTCTATTAATTAAAGATAAAGATATAGCAGACGCATTAGAGTTACCGCCTATTAAGTTACATTGTTCTGTATTAGCAGAAGATAGTATTAAAAAAGCACTAACACATTGGGACGAAAAGAAAGCCCATAGATTACACAACGGAGGACCGGACCTTGACACAACCGAAAACGTTTGACCCAATGATGATAGCCACTTCACGTGGTCCTATTGTTGACTTTACAGAAGACGCATTAGTAGAAGTCGTAAAGAAGATTAAGGACAAAGGAGTTGCAGGAGTTAGATTTGGTTTAACAGGTGGAGGTTGTGCTGGTTTTGCATACGAATTTAATTATGCAGAAAAAGGTGAAGATGCAGATATACCAATAGACTTTGGTGATTTTACTCTTTGGCTTGATCCTATGTCAGAAATGTATTTAGAAGGCACTACTATTGCTTGGAAGGTTGAAGGACTTAATGAGGGATTTGAATATAGGAATCCTCAACAGTCATCCTCATGTGGTTGTGGTATTAGTGTAGGGTTCAACTAGGAATAAGAAATGACAACAACCAACATAACAAATGTAACAGAAGCATCGTGGTCCTCAAACAATCCTAACGAGCTAGATTACTTACGACCTAATGGTTTTAAGTTCCAAGTCCACAATATTCCAAACGTTTCATATTTTTGCCAAGCAGCTAACATTCCAGAGATGAATATGATACCTGCCGTACAATCAACACCACTAGTAGACATACCTCACCCAGGCGAGAAGATAGAATTTGGACAGTTAATGATTAGATTCCTTATACAAGAGGACATGATTAACTATAAAGAGCTATACAATTGGATGGTTGGGTTGGGGTTCCCAGAAGATTCTAAACAACACGCAGCTTACGGACTATCACAGGGATATAGATTCCCAGACTCGGATGGAGGCTCTACATCATATAGTGATGCAACACTAATGATCTTAGATTCAAACAACAACCCAATACAAAAGATAAACTTTAAGGACGCGTTTCCTGTAAGTATTCAGGGACTAGATTTTGAGATATCAACTGGTTCCACGGAGTATATGGTGGGAGTGGCTATGTTTAGATATACCTCTTTCACACTTGAAACTCCTTAGTACCAAACGGTACAATTAAACGTTGACATAAGCAGTCAATAGTCGTATAATGTATATATTATAAAGAAGGTGATGTGTGAAAACGCTTAACGAAATACAAGATGAATGGAGTATAGACTGTAAGGTTAATGAACTTAACCTAGGACAGGAATCTACACGAATACCAGAACTACACTCAAAATACCTGAACCAATTAACAACATTTAAATTACAACTTAGAAAGTCTCAATCAGATCTATTAAGTCTCAGGCGTGTGAAGTGGAAGTACTTTCGCGGTGAGTTGGACCAAAAAGAACTTAACAATTTAGGCTGGGATCAGTACTTAGGAAACGCTCCTTTGAATAATCAGATGAATGAGTACCTAGATACAGATGCAGATGTAATTAGACTAACAGATAAAGTTGAGTACATTAATACATGTCTTACACAATGCGATTATATAATGAAGTCTATTAATAGTAGATCATTCGATATTAAAAACGCCATTGAATGGACCAAGTTTACTAACGGAATTATATGATAACAGTTACCAAGAAAGATGAGGTTTATCTACATGTTGATACTGATTTAAGTACCGACTCTGAGATAAACGACTTCTTTACATTCGATGTACCGGGTGCCAAGTTTATGCCCATGTATAGAAACAGAATGTGGGACGGCAAGGCTAGATTATATAGTATGTACACCAAAGAATTGTACATTGGATTACTACCTTACTTGAAAGAGTTTGCTCAAACATTAGAGTACCCAATAGAAGTTAACATGCCTGAAATAGGCGAAACACTTGACATAGAAAAATTTACTAAGGAGCTTAAATTACAAAGCGATGAAAAAGATATCGAGATTCGGGACTATCAAAAAGAAGCAGTCACCCACTCTATTAAAACTGGAAGGACTCTACTACTATCTCCTACTGCTAGTGGTAAGTCTCTTATCATTTACAGCCTCATTCGTTATCATCAGATAAAGGGTAGGAAACAATTAATTATTGTACCTACTACATCACTGGTAGAACAAATGTACGGTGACTTTGCAGACTATTCTACAGCAAATGGCTGGAAGGTACAAGACAACTGCCATAAAATATATGGCGGTAAAGAAAAGACTAATGACTTCCCTGTTACAATAAGTACATGGCAATCTATCTACAAGTATCCTAAGAGTTGGTTTGCAGAATTTGATGTTATGTATGGAGACGAGGCACATTTATTTAAGGCTAAATCCCTAACAACTCTTATGAACAAGTGTGTTAATACACCTTATAGAATAGGAACTACGGGTACTCTAGATGGCACAAAGACTCATAAACTAGTATTAGAAGGTGTGTTTGGACAGACACATAAAGTTACAACAACTAAAAAGTTAATGGACGACAAACAACTAGCAGAGCTAAAGATTATATGTTGTACAATAAACCATAAGGATGAGGATAAGAAAATACTCTCTAAGTCAACATACCAGGAAGAGATAGATTGGATCGTTAAATGTGAGGCAAGGAACAATATAATTAAGAACCTTACTTTGGCACAAGACGGTAATACTCTAGTGTTATTCCAGTATGTAGAAAAACATGGTAAGGTTATATACGATATGATTAAACAATCTGCTAAAGGTGATAGGAAAGTGTTCTTTGTCTATGGTGGTACTGACACGGAAACCAGAGAAGGAATTCGGGCATTGACAGAGAAGGAAAAAGATGCTATAATAGTTGCATCATACGGAACGTTTTCTACAGGTATAAATATAAGGAACTTACATAATATTGTTTTCGCTTCACCTAGTAAGAGCAGGATAAGAAATTTACAGAGTATAGGTAGAGGACTCAGACGAGGTGGACAGAAGACTAGATGTAATTTGTTTGATATTGGTGATGATTTATCATGGAAGTCCAAAAAGAATTATACTTTGTATCACTTAATTGAGAGGATCAAGATTTATAACGAAGAAGGTTTCGATTATAAACTGGTAAAATTAGATGTCTGAACCTAGCATAGTTAAATTAGCAAACGGTACCACACTAGTAGGTAAGGTAGAGCTCGGCCCCGATTCTATAGAGATAACACACCCAATAGAATTAGTAAGCCAGGTATCTAATATCCCTGGACTAATAGGTGAA